AAAACACCGGAACAAATTGAGGCTGAAAATAAAGCTGCCGACGAGGCCGCAGCAGAAAAGCAAAAAGCCGACGATGACGCCGAGGAACAGGCGGTAAAGAAAAAGCCGTGGTTTCAGAAGCGCATTGACGAGATTACCAAACAGCGGCACGAGGCTGAGCGCCGGGCGCAAAATCTTGAACAAATGCTGCAAAAAGCTATCGAGCAATTCTCGACCAGGACGGTTCAACCTGGGCAACCTCAACCGCAAGAGTCGCCGCCTGTTTTCCAACCAACAAGGCCGGCGCCGACGCGGGAGCAATTTGAGTTTGACGAAGAAAAATATTTTAACGCTGTTGTGGATTGGAGGCTTGAGCAACGAGAGGCCGAAAATCAGCACAAGCAGCGGCAGACACAAATCCAAACAACTCAGCAGCAGTTTTTGAAAGAATTTGAGACTCGCCGGTTGAATACGGTTGATGCTGGACGGCAAAAGTATCCTGATTACGATGACGCGGTTAGGGCGCTCCCCTATGCGGTTATGAACGAAGAGATGCTTGTTGCAGTGCTTGAAACCGAAAATCCGGTTGATGTTTCGTATCACCTTGCAAAAAACCCCGCTGAGGCCGAGCGGATTGCAAAGCTTCCTCCACTTAAAAAGGCAATCGAATTAGGTAAACTTGAAACCAAAATATCTCAGGCAGCCAAGCCGACCACGCAGGCGCCGCCGCCCCCTAATCCAGTCGGAGGTAGAACACCGGCTAGCAAGTCGGAAAGCTCTATGACAATGGATGAATGGCTTGCGGCTCGCAAGGCTGGCAAAATAACCGGAATGTCTTGACAATGAAAGGAATAAATCACAATGAGCAATACTCTACTTAACCCGACCGCGATTCTTAGAGAGTCGCTTCGCATTTTGCACACCGAATGCCAGTTCGTTAAAAACATCGACAAACAACATGACAAAGAGACCACTTTCGGCGGAAGCAAACGTGGTTCAACAGTTCAGATCCGCTTGCCGAATCAGTACAGCGTTCGCACTGGATGGCCAATTAACGTTCAGGAGACTGTCAACCAGACCGTGACCCTGACCGTCGCCACCGTACGCGGCGTTGATTTGTATTTCACCGACGCAGAGCTTTCGCAGAACTTGGACGATTTTTCCAAGATGGTGCTGAAGCCTGCTATTTCGCGCCTTGCGGCCGAGATTGACTTCATCACCTACCAGGCTTGTTATAAACGCGTTTATAACAGCGTTGGCACGGCTGGAACAACTCCGAGCGCGGCTTCTACATTTCTTGGTGCCGGCCAGAAAATGTCCGAGTTTCTCACGCCGACCAGCGACCGCAAACTTATCGTCAACCCGGCGGCTGAAGCTGCCACTGTTGGCGCTCAAATTGCGCTTTTCAATCCTTCGGCGGCAATTTCCAAACAATATACTGAGGGCGAGATCGGGCGTGCGCTTGGGTTCAATTGGTTTATGAGCCAAAACGTTCCGCAGCACACTTGCGGAAGCAGGGCCACCGCATCGACGTTGCAGGTCAATGCTACGGTTGCGGTTGAGGGCAGCACCACGATTGCCGTAAAAGGGCTTTCTGGCGCGACTCAAACCATGACCGAGGGTGATGTTTTCACCGTTTCCAGTGTTTACGCGGTGAATCCTGAAACCAAGCAGAGCACTGGAGCGTTGCAGCAGTTTGTTGTCACTTCTCTTGCAACCGGTTCAGGCTCGGTTGTTTCTGCTACAGTAAGCCCGGCCATGTACACCAGCGCGAGCGGCGGACTTCAGACGATTGATGCTTTCCCGGCAGAAAACGCCACGGTGACGGTTATCGGGACCGCTTCGACTGCTTATCCTCAAAACTTGGCTTTCCATCCTGAGTTTGCCACCTTCGCCACGGCCAAGCTCGAAATGCCGACCGATGTCAATTTCAAGGCTCAGGAAGTCATGGACGGTATTTCCATGCGGATTCTGCGGCAGTACGACATCAACAGCGCCAACTATCCGTGCCGCATTGACGTTCTTTGCGGTTCTTTGGTGCAGCGTCCGAGCATGGCTTGCCGCATTTGGGGATAACTGAAAGGTATTTAAAATGGATTGTAAAGGCAAAAAGAAAAAGAAGAAAGGAAAATAAACCATGTCTGATTATCAAATTGTTACCGATGGACGGCCCGATGGTGCGCTTATCGGTTTGACATCTTCTGAAAAGCTGGCTTTTTTTGGCGGTACTCCTACCACTCGGCCGAGCGGTGCCACGGCGGTTGAAACCACGGCGGCTATTTCGACCACTACGACCAAGTGGGGTTATTCTACGAGCACTCAGGCAAACGCGATCGTTTCGGCGGTTAATACGCTAATCGGCATTGTGACCTCTCTCGGCTTGTCGAGTTAGGGGGTGGCTCATGGCGAATGAACTGTATTTGTGGCAGATGCAAGCGCCGGGTGTCGATGGTCACGTTATCGGCCGGTCATCTAGCGATAAAATCGCTTTTTTTGGCGGAACTCCGGCGAGCAGGCCGTCAGCCCCCACAGCCGTAGCAACCACGGTGGCAATTTCTACGACTACGACTAAATGGGGCTATTCGACCAGTACTCAAGCTAATGCGATCGTAACCGCTGTCAACACCTTGATTGGGATTGTTACCAGTCTTGGGATGGCAGCATAACAACCAACCGGCCGGGGGCTTCTCGGCTCCCGGCCAACTCGAAAGGGACCCAATGGAACAAACCACCGACGCGACGGGCATTAAGTATAATCGCGGCTTTGTCAAAAAGCTTTGGATAGGCACTTGTTTTTATGAGGTAAAAGGGTTTTCACCATACATTACCAGTCTTGTTTCAACCATTAGGGCTCTTGAAGTTATGAAACTGCCCTGGGAGTACAAAGAGATTTCGGGCGACTCTTATGTTGATCGGGCTAAAAATGCGCTGCTTAATGCGTTTCTTGACGACCAGGAAGCCACACATTTTTTTATGATAGACTCTGACGAATCGTGGGACCCTGAAAGCTTTCTTAGGGTTCTTAGGGCGGCGATGTGCGGGGCCGAGCTGGTCGGAGGGTCATACCCGTGCAAAAATAATTGGGGATTTTTCGGGTGTGTCCCTAAAAAGGAAGTAGGCGAGGACGGTCTTGAATATTTCATCGGTGAAGAGTTGGGAGATATGCGTTTGTTGGAAATGTATTGTATTCCCGGCGGGTTTACCTGTTACAGTAAAGCGGCATTGAAGCGGGCCGAGCCGTTGCTGAAAACCTACCATCAAATTGAAGTTGGCACCGGGAAACTAATCTCACAAATTGAATTTTTTAGATGCAATATTGAAGAAGATGGCGGGCGAATCGGTGAAGATGTTTATTTCCAAAAACGCTTTTCCGAGGCCGGCGGTAAGATTTTGCTTGAACCTAATTGCACCATAGGGCATTACGGTATCCAGCGGTGGCAAGGCAATTATCAGGAACTAATCTTGAAAGAAAAAGCTGAGGCTGAATCAATAAAAGATTTGAACACGGCTTTTGATACGCTTAACGCTAACCTTGCTAACTTGCACGATTTTGAAGTTAAGCTCGAAAACCCGGCGTTTGTTGACGCTCTAAGATGCAAAATCAAGGAGAAACGCGAATGCGGGTTGACCTGATACTATGCGCGGTAGGTGTGGCAGGGTTCAACCGTAATTACCCTGGGCCGAGGCCGACCGGAGACCGAGAGGGAAGCTGGATTTCGCACGGAATAGGAAGTGTAGGCGCTGCCCTTCGTGATGCTTGGTATCAAGTCCGTCTAATCGACATGCGGCAACTTGGCGGGTTTGACAATCTTGAGACACGGATCAAAGACGCGCCGGCCGATGTTTATGGGTTATCGGTTTCAGCGGTTGACCACTATGCGGCTATCCAGGTTATATCTATCATAAAGAAAAACGTACCATCAGCCAGAATCATTGTTGGTGGTATTCATCCAACTATATTTCCATATGCCTACGACTCAAGCGCGGTTGATTGTGTTGTACAGGGCGAGGGAGAGATCACGTTCCCGGCGCTTTTAAGAGACATTGAGCGTGGAGTTTATGTACCAAGACGGATCAAGGGTGAAAAGCCGGTTCTTGACTCTTTACCGTGGGTAGACCGCACGTTATTTGATTATCGCAGGGAACTTGAATGTTATTTTGCTCCCGGTCAAGCGGTCCCCAGTGTTACCATGCTTGCCGGCAGGGGGTGCCCGTATGCTTGCAACTACTGTCAGCCTGCTGAAAATGCGGTTTTTGGAAAACCCTACAGATTGCGAAGTCCTCAAAATGTGATAGCTGAGATACGCAATTTGAAGGACCGTTATCATTTTAGAAGCATTACGTTTTGGGATGACACGTTTACCGTAAAACGTGATTGGGTAATGGAATTTTGCGATCGGTACAAGTCTGAAAAGTTCAACGCGACCATTGCGGCCTGTAGCCGTGCAGACATCCTATGCGACTATCCAGAAATAGCCGAGCGTTTAGCTTCAGTAGGGCTTGACTGGTTTGTAATTGGGATTGAAAGCGGCTCTCAGCGAGTTTTAGATATGATTAAAAAGGGTACTACGGTTGAACAGAATAGAGAGGCTGTAAAAATTTGCCATGCAAACGGGATCAGGGTTTTTGGCACATTTATGCTTGGACTTCCTACCGAAACGAATGCCGAAGCAAAAGCTACGGTTGACTTGATTAGGGAAATGGGAGTTGATTTTGCAAGCCCGTTTTTCTTCCGACCTATACCTGGAACCGGAATATACGATATTTGTACTCAAAAAGATTTAATTCTTGACCAAACCAAAACAAAAACGATCGAACGGACAGGAGTTTTTGAACCAACCATAAAAGGTGTCGATTACGATTTTATCCGGTCAATTTTGCCGGAGTTAAGGAGCTGCTAACATGGGAGACATTTGGCCGAAGTTTTTTTATCACGAGTCTGAGCCTGAAGGGCGCAAATTCGACTGTCAGGAAGACGTTCCGCAGGGTTGGGTTACAGGTCCGCATTTGGTTGAAAAAATTATTGATGTTGAAAACGAACAGGACGTTGAAATTGATTTGACCAAACCAGCCCGTAAACCTGGACGGCCTAAAAAAGAGGTTTAGAAAATGGGCTTGACCGTAGCACAAGCGATAGCAGCGGCAATACGGCAAATCATACCGGGTTACTCGACTTCATCCGGTGACTGGTCAACCGTATCCGCCGACGCAATGCAAGCCCTTAATCTGTTGCTCCAAGAGCACAGCTTAACACCGCAAGGGCTTTATAAGGTAACCCGCGAAAACTTCACTCTTACCGCCGCCGACGCTCAATACACGATCGGTCCAGGTGGTGATTTTTCTACCGTTAGACCGCTAAAAATAGAGCGTGCCTTCACGCGGTCAGACAGCATCGATTACCCAATAGAAGTTTTCTACGGTTCATCCGATTACGCCGATGAAGAGCAAAAAACGCTACAGGATAGGCCGGCGAGCCTTTACATGGAGCAGGGGCCAACTACTAACACGCTTTTTTTCTATCCTACCCCTGATGCCGCTTATGATTTGCATATTTGGAGTTATAAAAGCTTTGATATTTCTACCAGCACAAGTTTCGCTTATACCAGCACAAGCCAATCTTTAGGATTACCTCACCAATATGAGCCTTTTATCAAGTGGAATTTGGCTCAAGAAATGGCTGAAGAGCTTGGAAAACCTGTCCCTCAGCTTGTTTTTAAACGAGCGCAGGAAACCCTTGAAAAGCTGAAACGTTTTAATGCTCCAATACCGCCGGCAATCAATACCGATCCTCTCGGGCATATCGGCGGGTATGACATCGATACGGATATGTTTAAATAATGCCTACGTTACCTATACCGTTTACGTCTCTTGATAAAGGGGCCGACAGTACGTCAGAGGCGGCAAGCCTGCCTCAAAATCAACAGGACGGCTATTGGCAGCCTACCATGACGCCGGACGGCCAAAAGTTTATTTGGTGCAAGCGGCCTGCTTTTGCGGTTTATCAAAGCAATTTAGGGACAGGGAGTGGCGCTGTTAAAGGTCTTTTTATGGCGCGGCCGCCTTTTGGCACAGACGGTAAATTTATTGCTGTAACAAATGGACCGAAATTATGGTCATATGAAGCATCGGGAGGTACTAATACCGATTTAACCGGCACATTGTTGCTTGGTAGCGGGCAACCTACTTTTGCTCAATTGCCTGGGTCATCTACAGCGTTTTTGACTTCATACGGGAATAAAATTTATTCTTTTAC